CAGCCTTTGCGGTACGGCCTAGAGGGCTGTCCGCACCATGCTTGTTGATTTTCTGTGTCAGATTGTCAATGGCAATGCCGACAGTTTTGTTGAGTGCCTCAAGTTCTGTGATCGTGAGGTCTAATGGATATGTTGTTTCAGACATTGTTGTCTCCTTATTTGATTCGCCGTTCGTGGCGTTAGATGAATTATAGTTGTTGTGTTTGTCCATGTGGTGGTCGTACCACAAATCTTTCATTTTTGACATAAATCACCACGGACTTTCGTTATTGTTGATCTGTCCACGATTCCACACAGTCCACTCAGTCTCACAGACTTCATGTGCGACGACAGTGATGGCTACGCCACCAAGTTGAGTGATGTCTTGGAAGTCAGTACGGGTGAATTCACCAGCAAGAGTGGCAGAGCGTAAGATTTCTTGCGCTCGGTCCTCTGTCATGTCCCAAGGAAACTCAATGTCGTAGTTGTCTCTCTCTGCCTTGTTTACCTGCATACGGTACACACGCTTACGAGGGTCAGCGAGTAGTCCGTTCTCAAACATTCCGTCAAGCATTTCCCAAATGTCATCTTGTTTATCAACCTGATAGTTGTTGATGACCCACTTAAGGAAAGTGTTGATGGCATGAAATTGATTTTTGTGCATGGCTTCATCGTAGTTCATACGATCATTCAGACATCTGATCTCGTGTTGTTGTGACGCAATGGTTTTCATAAAGGTGTCAAGCAACTCCTCGTTCTTTTCTATCTGCTGACGCAACATTGCGTTCTCAGGATACACCCCCCAAATATCAGGAGTAGTTGGCTCAAAGCCAGTTTCATGGACACATTCGTATGGAAGTGGATTGTTAATAGTCATGATTTTTCCTTTGTTGTTGTTTGTTGGTTGTTATTTCTCATCGCCAAATGGCGCATAGCAGGAACAGGCTTCGGTGTCAGCGTCGCAGAAGTAGCAAGTGCCACACTCTGTACACAACTGAACATCGTCATTGATCAGATCAAAGATGGCAACATTATGGCAGGTGTGACATTCCCACTGAACGATGTCAGAGATCTCATCTGCATCATCAGGGTGAACCCATGTACCCTCAATGTGATCGTACATTAGATCACCATCAAGCCAGGTGCGTGCCACATATGAGTCAACCACATAGTCGTATTCATCAGTGAATGTGTCCTCGTCATCAAACAAATGCTGATCGTCTAATGCTGGCGTTGTCTTGGTCGGATTGTATGTACCGTACGAACTGTACGAACTGTACGATGGATACCACACAGTCTCTTTGTACGAACTGTTGCTGTACCACACACCATCTTTCCAATGACCAAGATGTTCGTTGATGATATAGAACGGATTGGCTAACTGTGAACCCGTGTTTAGGAACGCAAGTTTAGAACCGCTAGCAAACTTGCTGAGTTCGGCAACACCAGCCTGCGTGTCAAGCAGATCGGCCATGTCAAACTCAGGCAACCATTCAGTAGCGAACAAGTGCGTGTCGCTCTTGCCGTTCTCCTCTTTGATTGGCAACATACCGTTGTGACCCATCACCAAATCCTCATTGACTTGAAAGGGGTGACAGTTCTCAACATTGGTAACACCGTGAGTGGTGATACGCAAGTGAAAGATTGCGTGACCCTTGGGGTAACGATCTCTCATGTCGTAGAAGTTGCCGATGGTGTCTTCAAGATCCATTGACTTGTAAGTATGAATCTTGTTGTTGCCGATGATGGCGAAGCCGAACCCATCAGGGTTGGATTTGCCTGCTCGGCGTAGTGATTTTTTGGACGGGGTTGAACCGCCCTTGGCTAGTATTAGTAAACACATTTTGATGTGTCCTTTCTGTTTGTGATTGGTTGTGATTGGTTGTGGGTTGATAAGGATAGGTCACACGCAACGAGTTGCCATGACAGATGGAAGGAACTCATATGACTGTTCTGAAAGCCACATCTTGTATGAACCCCATGCGAGGTGACCGTTAGCAACTTCCTTAGCGGTAAGCAACTTGGTGTATGCGTGAACGCTATGGCAGAACTCAAGTACACCCAACACAGTCTCAGGCTTGAGTGAACCACGGAAGTAACGCAACTCAATCGTGTTACGGTTCTGAAAGTTCAGAGCCGAGTAACGATTGTTCTGTGTGCGATTGCCCTTACAGATTTCTGCCATGTCATCATAGCCGTAGTCAGTCGGATCGGTGGTGCGACGGAATGTTGCCCAACGCTCAGAGTCACGGCCAGCAAACTTCTTGATTACATCCGCATTACGATAGTGGAACATCTGAAACTTGTACTGATGTGACGCACCAGCAAAAGACTTCTTACTGATGTGGACATGAAGCCCTGCGCCTGTACCGTTCACCGATGACCATGATGACAGTGAGTATTGCGACGACAAAGCAGATATCGCTTCACGAGGTAGCAACAACTTGTGTGCCTCCAAAGTAAACGGGTGTGTCACAATCTCAAAACCCGAGATCGTACCGTCCTCTTTGTTGTACAAGTATTCCTCAGGAGATTCCTGAACAAGGAATGTGCTTGCCTCTGCAACACGATGACGATCACGAGCGTTCGTCTCTAACTCAAAGCCAAACATCGGCTCGTTGATAACTGTACGAGGCACCGACAAGCCACGCACAAGTTGTGACTCAACGACCCAACCAAACACGGGGTTCGGTTTGTACGAGTACGACTGAATCGCACGAGACTGTTCTTGATTGTCAGGGTTCTGATCATGCTCAGACCAACAGTCCTCACAGTACGGGTCACCATCATCGTCATGATATGACTCGTCGCAATGGACTACAGTTCCGCAACGATAGCACTCACTGTAGTTCTCGTCGCAACTATTGCAACGCCCTGTGTCCTCGTTGAACAAGGCGTAGTGAAAGTGTCCGCAACAATCGTCACAGTAGTGAACTAACTCAACACCCAAAGCCTCAATCTCATCAGTTGAGTAATGTACGTCCTCGGTGTCGTGACGATAACCGAATGACATGGTGTCATTATCCCAGCCGACAACAGCGTCACGGCGGAACGTCACTGTCTCATAACCATGATTGTCGTCGTTCAAGACAACACCAGTGAAATGACACAGTTCAATTTCCTCCTCACTTTCGTCGTGGGTTTCATGGATATTATTTGATTCAGGCATTACGCCCTCCTTTGTGATAGCCGACACGGAATGTGTTCGGCAGTGCATAGTCGGGAATTGAACCCGAACAAGTCGCACGCTACTATCTCCCAGCGACTACGCAAAGTGACTTAATTAAGTCACAATCAGAACGGGAAACCTCGCTCTGCCATGTACTCATAGATTGAGTACGCATGACTATGAGTAGTTCCCGACTCAGTGACAACACGCATACGAACATTGCGGTCACCATAATCGTTAATCGCCAACGCAACATTAACTGCGTCACCCATCAACTGAGTCTGATCCTCACACTGACCAAACCAAATCATCTTGCCATTCTCGTGACCTGACACATGAAGTATCTCATATGTTTTTGGTAGCATACCAAACTTGGCGTTACCAAAACTGTCCTCGAAAATGGTGACGAACATTGTCACCATTGAGCCACCGAGATAATCAGGTGCGTCACGAGAAACGATGTACACATCGCTCACATTCAACGCCAATTCCTCAATGGCTATAGGGTCTTTATTTTCTAATGCGATACGCATTTTATTTCCTTCTCTCTGCTGGTTGATTAGATGGATTGACACGCCAATTAGCGTGCCGATAGTTGCGACGAGTCTCGTACTCGCCGACATTCTTACCTATTTCGTAGGCGCACCAAATAGCGCCGACGACAAGTAGTGACGCTGTTAGCGCAATGATGTAAACAATAATCATCATTCACCTACCGACAAAATAGGACGAGCAGGATACTTGGCTTGCAACTCAGCCAACTGCGCACGACGCTCAAGAGCACGAGCCTGGTTGTTCGTCAAAGCAACAGACAAAATATCTCTCGCCTGCTGTAATCCTGCAATCACACTTGCGGTATCTATCCGCTGTTGTGCAACGACAGACTCAAGATGAAGCAGGTAACCTGCGACATCGTAGAGTTCCTCTTGGTTGATATTCATTATGATTTCCTTTCGGTTGTGCTGACTCATCAGACCCGCAGAGCACACCTGCGGATTACGCCCGAAGGCGTTTCGTCACTCATGCAACCATTCGTCCTCAGAAACGAACTCATCTTGCAACTGATCAAACACAGTGACACCATTATCAATGTCGTAGTACAACGCACAAGCAACACGCTTGACCGCTGACCACTGTGCCTGATTGAAATAGAACGGCTCACGATCCTTAACCGTTACTACGAAGCGGATATCTTTTGTCATGTTATTACCCTTTCGGTACGCCTGTATCATCAGTAGCAGTAGGCGAACTCTGCTATACGCCTCACGGCGTTTCAACAATTCTGACTTAATTAAGTCACTTATTACCAAGCGCACCAAAGGCGAGCAGGCTAGCAACCTTGTTGTCAGAGAAACCAGCCTTGCGCAAAACGCTAGCGGCTTTCTCCTTTTCATCACGGGTCAAGCGAACGCTCGGCGTTGGCTTAGCAACAGGCTTGCCCTTATTTTTCTTAGCGGCCAACTCTGCGTCGTAACGAGCAAGCATTGCAAAGTTCAAGATTGAGTTCGGCTTGTAAACAACCGTGACACGGTTCATCGCCTCAACCTGATTTTTCAATGACTTCGCACTTTTCTGAATGTCAAGGTCAGGCATGGACTCAACCCACTCACCGATGAACTTGCCGATGGTGTAACCAACCTTGCCGTACTTAGTCACTTTCAATTTGCCCAACCGATTGTTCTCCTTTTTCCAAACGAGGTAAAGGTCAATGACTAGAGCAATGTTCTGCTTACCAATTTTTTCTAGAGCCGTTGTCAATGGCTTGAAGTTGATGTTGCTTTCGGCGGGTACGCCGTGTTCCTGAATGGGCAATGTATTCTCCTTTGGTTAAGTGACTTAATTAAGTCACATTTGATTTGATGTGTTAGATACCAACAACTCACGCTAGAACTAGGATTGCTGTTGGCAGGAACGCCCTGTTCCTATCTATTGTGGAGACGGGAAATCTGGCGCAGAACGGCTCATCGGGCTTGTTTGCGTATATGGGCGATTCTGTCGTGTCAAGGGGGGGCATGGGGGGGCGCGCTAGTTACAATATAGAGGAGTCTCTCAGGGTGTAGCCAAATCGTTATGGGTGTATATACCATAGTGACGATGGTCACAGTGCGGGTATTGTCGTGTTTCTAAGTACGATCCCTGCAGGTCAGAATATGTTTTTAATGTATTTTACGGGCTGGAGAATGCTCGTTGAAGTAGGTGACGCAGTTCTTGAGAACTGCTGTCCCTGCAGAGTAGTTTCCTGTAGCTAATTCGTACGTACAGGCAACCCAATAGTACTGTTCGTTCTCTGCGACAAGGTAACCTACTGCTGATAGTACGCATGGTTCATGTTTGGCTCCTGGTTCGTGCCAGTCGTCTCCCATGCTGTAATGATCTTCCCAAAAGATTTCTACTAGAGGTGGTATTTTGGGGGTTTTCTTTTTTACCATTTTACTTTGTCAGCCCAATATGCCGCGGACATTGGTCCTCTAGCAATGTTAGAAGCATGACGTGCCTTAAAGGAGGCACGTTTCTTGGTCATGCGGTTAGATTCCCCTGCTTTAGGTTTTCCTGCTGTCGAGGCACCTTGTTCACCAAAGCGGATGGTCTTAACTTGTGACCCTGATTTAGCCACGACAATATGGGACTTTTTAGGATGGTCAGGGGTACGCTTTGGTTTGTTGTAACCTGCTACTCCTGCTCGTGCTAGACGGGGATCTTTACTAGACGCCATTAGTACTTCTTTGTTTTAGATTGTACCTTCATACCTGACTTAGCAGCCGCTTTCTTAGCGGCAGCCTTGCCCTTGGCGGTATAAGGAAATTTCTTGTTTCCTACTTGTGGCATTCCTTGCTCCTGTCGTCGCAACTAGTTACTGGTCACTAGATCCGTACCGCCCCTGCGGTAGGTACGGATTACTTGGTGGCCCCTAACCTAAGCGTTACCCGTTACATCCCTAAACAGGTAACGAAGTTGCCTGTATTTTGATGGGACTTGAAGAAAATGTTTTGGATTCGCGCCAAGAAGCGTATATCGGTTGGTTGTGTACACCACCTTCTGAAAGAACACCTGCGTCCAAAGAAAAGTACGCTCAATCTATTGGCGTCAATATTACTACTCTTCGCCGTTGGGAAAAGAAAGATGTTTTCCGTAAAGAATGGCAGTCCAAGGTTGATGATGTACAGGGTTCTCCTGAGCGTTCTCAGCGTCTGTTGGACACTCTGTATGAGAAGGCGTTGGGCGGCGACATCAAGGCTGCCCAGTTGTACTTGCAGGCTACAAACAGAATGGCTCCCCCAACCCTTACCGTTAAATCTGAGACAAATATCGGTCAGTTGTCAGACAAGGAACTTGAAGATCTAATTTCTGCTGTTGCGTCACAGGAAAAAGAATCTCGCAAACTCCGTGCGGTATGACCGAGTTAATTGAATGTCCTGTTTGTGGTGAAGAGTATCCACCACTGGCTTGTAAGTGGCAATGTCCCGCCTGTGGCGAATTGGATGATGAGCCTCTTAAGATGAGGAACAATGGATCTGAATGAACTGCTCAACGAACGTGAGTGGCGTAAATGTAAAGGACCTCAAGACGGTTCAATTGACGACCTCGTGGACGCATTTGAGCACTTCTGTACCAACTATTGGTATATCAAACATCCTGAGCGAGGACGGATACCTTTTGAGATGCGAGAAGCTCAGATTGAAACAATCCGAGCATGGTTGTCTAACCGTTACAGTGTGGTTCTAAAAGCACGACAAATCGGTTTCTCTACCCTTGGTGCTGCATACGCTTTTTGGTTGACGTTCTTTTGGCAGGATCGTTTTGTGGTCATGTTGTCTCGTACTGAACGTGAAGCAGCAAAGTTGTTGCAGAAGTCCAAGTATGGGTTTAAGTTCATTCCTCAGTGGATGAAAGAACGTGGTCCTCAGATTACTTCTGATAACCAGTTAAAAATGACTTTCTCGAATGAGTCCGCGATTGAATCATTACCATCGGGTAATGATCCTGCTCGTGGTGAATCCGTGTATCTTGTTATTGTTGACGAGATGGCGTTCCTACCCAACTCCGAGGAAGCGTGGGCTTCTATTGAGCCGATTGCTGACGTTGGTGGTCGTGTTATTTGTTTATCCACAGCCAACGGCTCAGGAAACTTTTTTCATCATTTGTGGACTGGATCACAGACGGGAGCAAACCTTTTTAAAGGTATTTTTTGGCCCTGGTCTGCTGGCGACCGCGACGAGGACTGGTACGAATCTAAATGCAAAACTATGCCTGGATGGCAGTTGCACCAGGAATACCCTCGCACCCCTGAAGAAGCGTTCATTAAGTCAGGTAACCCTGTCTTTGATATAGATCTATTGGATTGTTTAGAAACTATTGAACCTGCTCGCGGATATTTGCATACTATTTCTAAAAAGAACTGCGACTTCAGAATAGTCCCTGAAGGCGAGTTCGCTATTTGGGAATACCCCAAACCCGAAGGCGTTTATGTTGTCGGCGCTGACGTTGCTGAAGGTCTTGTTCATGGCGACTATTCTACCGCACATATTATTGAGGCTAGATCGTTAGAAGTTGTAGGACACTGGCATGGTCATATTGAACCTGACCTTTTTGGTGACCTTCTTGCCGAAATAGGCTGGTGGTATAACGGCGCTCTAGTAGGTGTAGAAAATAACAACCACGGTCTAACTACTCTGAAAGCTTTACAACGATATGGTTACAAAAATATTTACCGCACTCGCAGATTACAGCAACGTCGCCCTGAGGCGACTGAGCAGTTGGGTTGGCGTACTACGACAGCCACAAAACCTTTGGCTATTGACGAACTTTCTGCTTCTATCCGTGACTCTGAGCTTGGTTTGTTTGATAGCCGCACTATTGCAGAATTAAGAACATTCGTCCGTGACCCTAATGGCAAAATGCATGGTTCACCCCATGACGACCGTGTAATGTCCCTGGCTATCACATATCAAATGTTGAAATATGTGTGGTTGCCCGAATATCGTGCCGAAGCCCCTATACCTAAATATAGTTTGCATTGGTTTGAACGATTTGTTATGAGTGAAGATCATGGTACAGGAACGATACCTATTGGCGCATATAACACTAGAAACAACAGGTAACGAACCATTCTTAATGTGATGGGATCTATTAACTGCACAGAGTGTTCAAAATTGTTCTCCTTTGACGTACTTCCGCGTAGAGGCGCGGTATGTTTCGCATGCCACATAAAGGGCATCCGTCTAGGATTTGCGTATGGTCAAGAGGACTTTCACGGTCCCACTATTAAACAACGTCAAGATGAGCAGATGAGGCAAGCCACTGCTGCTGGCATTAAAGCCGAACCCGTTGGGACTCGTTGGATCTGACATGTATTGGATCACCCCTATTGTCGTTGCACTTATTGGTGGTCCCCTAATGTTGGCTTTAAAAAGATATGACACTCGCAATACTAAAGAACACGGCGAGAACTATAAAGTTCTTCGGCGCATTGAAGAAAAAGTTGACCACATAGATGATCGTTTAGACGATCATGTTGAATACCATTTGAAAGAGGGATTATGAAATATTCAGAATCAGCCAAGAAAGCAGTAGCAACATTCGTGTTTGCCTCAACAGGTATTCTAGTAGGTGGTGCTGTAGGTGGTTTAGAAATTTGGAAAACAGCCCTTTGGACTGGTGTTGGCGCACTCATCAACTTCGTTTATCGTGCTTCTGAAGAGTACATTAATAGCATTGACGGTGAATAGTAATGGCGCGTCAAACGCATTCAGAAACACTCGCCAAATATAAGCAGAAGATTGCTACGACAAAACGTTGGCGTCGTGAAGAAGATTATGACGATCTTTGGCGTCGCTTAATTGACTTGTATCGCGGTAAGCAATATGAGGACATTTCTCCTGAAGATCGTTTGCTTGTCAATATTTCGTTTTCTACGGTAAACGTTATTGCCCCTAGTGTTGCTGTTAACTATCCTAAGATTGCAGTTAATGCTCGTCGTCCCGAGGATGCACCTAAATCAATCATTACTGAAGCGGTTATTAACTACTGGTGGAAGCACTACAAGATTCGTCCTGAGTTCCGTAGGGCTGTAAAAGACTTTCTTATTGTTGGTCATGGATGGCTTAAATGTGGTTATCGTTATGTTGAGGAAGAAGATATCTCTGAAGAAGGAGATCATTCTGATGCGCAGGTAGAAGGCAATCAGATTACGCCTACTATTATTGTTACTGAGGATCGTCCTTTTGTTGAGCGTGTATCACCATTTGATGTGTTTGTTGATCCTGATGCTACTTCTATGCAGGATGCACGTTGGATTGCTCAACGTATTCGTCGTACTCTTACTGAAGTTAAATCAGACAAGCGATACTCACGCGCCGCGCGCGAGAGCATCAATGCTACTTCTTGGGGTCGTTATAACGAAGATCCAGGCAAACGTCAAATTCAAGATACCGAAGAAGGATATGTTGAAGTTTGGGAATACTACGACATTGTTAAAAAGACGATGTCTGTTTTTTGTGATGGTGGCGATCAGTATCTAGTTAAGCCTATGGATATGCCGTATGCGTTTGGTCATCCTTTTGTAATGATTCGTAACTACGACATTCCTGATTACTTTTATCCTATGGGTGATCTTGAGGCTATTGAGCCGCTTCAACGTGAGTTGAATGCGACTCGTACTCAGATGATGAATCACCGTAAAAGGTATTCACGCAAGTATCTATACAAGGAATCGGCTTTTGATGCTGATGGTCGTGACGCTTTGGAATCAGATTACGACAACGTAATGGTTCCAGTTAGTGGTGACGAGAACCTCGCTAACGTTGTTGCTCCTTTTCCTGCTGTGATGACTCCTCCCGAGTTTTATCGTCAGTCAGACATTATTGAAGGTGACATCCAAACTGTTTCGGGTGTGTCTGAGTATCAGCGTGGTGGTGTTCCTGAGATTCGTCGTACAGCGACAGAAGCGGCTATTGTGCAGGACGCGGCCAATGCTCGTGCTGCTGACAAGTTAGCTACGATTGAAGGTGCTATTGCTGAGGTTGCTTTACGTCTTGTTAGTTTGGCTCAACAGTTTATGACTGGGGAGCAGGTTGCTCGTATTGTTGGTAAAGATGGTGAACCTTTGTGGGTTACTTTTGATGCTGATTATATTGCTGGTGAGTTTGACTTTGAAGTTGAGGCTGGGTCTACTGCACCTAGCAATGAGTCTTTCCGACGACAGATGGCGTTGCAACTTGTAGATGCTATGGCCCCGTTTGCTGGTATGGGTATTGTGAATATGCCAGCATTGGCTGGACATGTTCTGCAGTTTGGTTTTGGTATCAAGAACCCTGATCAGTTTATTCAAGATGCTCCTTCTCCTATGGCTCCGCCCGAACAGGGTGGCATGCCTCCTGAAGGTGCTCCTATGCCTCCTGAGCAGGGAATGTTGCCTCCTGGTGGCGCACCTATGCAACCTGAAGGTATGGCAATGCCTCCAACTGATCTTGGTGCTATGGGTCCAATGCCTCAGGGTCCTGAAGCACTCTCAGGAGTTGATCCTGCGGTTCTTGCGGCTTTGTCGCAGCGTATGGGTATGCAATTACCTAACACTTAATGTAACGCACTATTCCTATATGTAGAGCAACCGTGTGGACTCTAAAGGAGAAACAAAGTGTCTGACACTTTTACAAATGACTCAGAATTCGACCCCATTGATGATGGACAAGTTGAAGGGATGGGTGAAGCAGAAGAATTTGATGCACCACTTTTGGACATTGACGAATACAGTGATCATTATATTACTGTTAAAGTTGATGGAGAAGATGTTCGTGTACCTCTTTCGGAAGCAATTGCTGGTTATTCACGTCAAGCGGATTATACTCGTAAGACTCAAGAACTAGCATCACAGAAGCAGGAACTTCAATGGGCTTCTGCCATTAGGCAGGCATTGGAAAACGATCCTGCTGGAACTATTGATTTGTTAACTAGCCATTATGGTGTGACTCGTAAAGAGGCACAGCGTATGGTTGAAGATGACTATTTCATGGATGAATTCCAGCAAGACGACCCAGTGGACAAGCGTCTGCAAGAGATTGATAAGCGCGTAAGTGCTTTCGAGCAGATGCAAGCACAACAGAGGCTTGAAGAGGAAATCCAGCGACTGCAAAACACTTATGGTGAGGACTTTAATCCTCAAGAAGTTGTTGCTGCTGCGCTCGCGCAAGGCAACAGTAATCTTGAAGCTGTCTTTAAGCAGGTAGCTTTTGACCGCGTTAGAACAAAGAAGGCAGAACCTTCTCGTGATGCTAAGGCTGTTGAAAGTAAACGTAATGCGTCTGTCGTTTCAGGTGCATCGTCTGCTAAGGCTGGCAAGGATGCAGTCGGCACCGTCCGTTCAATTTCTGATGCCTGGAACTCTGCAAAGAGAACTCACGGCGTCTCCTAACCCTATAAAGGAACTATCATGGCAGGTAATGCTAACTTTGACGCACTTCTATCCACAACGATTGCGAACTATCGCAAGACCCTCACTGACAACGTGTTCACTGCACGTCCTTTGACCTATCATTTGATGGACAAAGGCCGTATCCGCATGTTGAATGGTGGAACTAAGATTGTTGAACCATTGATTTATGGTGAATCATCTACTGTTGCACCTTACAGTGGCTACGACACATTGGCTTTGACTCCTCAAGAAGGAATGTCGGCTGCTGAATACGATTGGAAGCAGTACGCTGTTTCTATCGCTATCAGCGGTATTGAAGAAGCCAAGAACAATGGTGAGCAGGCTATCCTTAACCTTCTTGAAGCCAAGATTATGCAGGCTGAAGAATCAATGAAGGAAGGCTTCAACCGCATGTTCTTCGGTAACGGTACTGACACTCTTGGTGCTGGTGGTACTGACAGCGGTAAGTCTTGGAACGGCCTTGGTAACTTGGTTGAATCAGGTAACACTGTTGGTGGCATTAACTCGGCTGGTGGTCAGGGTAATGACTGGTGGCGTTCATATGAAGAGAACACTGTTGGTGCTTTGACTCTTGCTCAGATGACGACTGCCTATAACACTGTTAGTGTTGGTAACGATCATCCTGACATGGTTCTTACCACTCAGACATTGTTTGAAAAGTATGAGTCGTTGCTTCAACCGCAACTTCGCTACACCGACACTAAGACTGCTGATGCAGGCTTCCAAAACCTTCTGTTCAAGGCTGCTCCTGTTGCTTATGACGTTCATTGCACCTCGGGTGTTATGTACTTCTTGAACAGCAAGTACATCAGCTTGGTTGGTCACTCAGACAAGTGGTTCGCTAATACCGAATTCCTTCGTCCTGAGAACATGGATGCTCGCTATGCGCTCATCTTGTGCTACGGTAACCTTACGATTCGTAACCGCGAAAAGCAGGGTAA